GCGCACGCAGGGTGTCACTGAGCAGGTTCTGCAGGCAAATCCGGGGCTGGCTGAGTACGGCCCATTTTTACCGCACGGGCTGCAGGTGGAGCTGCCGGACATTACGGCGTCAACCACGGCGCAGACCGTCCAGCTATGGGACTGAATTATGACGCTTGAGCGAATCAGCGCCTTTATCACGTATTGCATCGCCGTCGTGCTGGCCTGGCTGGGCGATTTGTCCATCAAGGATGCCTCAACGCTGGGCGGCCTGATGATTGGTGTGCTGATGCTGGCTATCAACTGGTACTACAAACACAAAGCCTACCAGCTTCTGCGCGACGGGCAGATCTCGCGGGAGGACTATGAATCCATCAATCGTTAAACGCTGCCTTGTCGGGGCCGTGCTGGCTATTGCTGCCACGCTGCCGGGTTTTCAGCAGCTTCACACCTCCGTGGAGGGGCTGAAACTGATTGCCGATTACGAAGGTTGTCGTCTGCAGCCGTATCAGTGCAGCGCGGGTGTCTGGACCGACGGCATTGGTAATACGTCAGGCGTCATTCCCGGCAAAACCATTACGGAGCGACAGGCAGCAGAAGGGCTGATCTCCAACGTGCTGCGTGTGGAGCGGGCGCTGGAAAGGTGTGTGAAGCAACAGCCGCCGCAGAAGGTGTATGACGCTGCGGTGTCGTTTGCCTTCAACGTGGGAACGGGCAATGCCTGCAGTTCCACACTGGTGAAATTACTCAATCAGCGGCGCTGGGCGGATGCGTGCCGACAGTTGCCGCGCTGGGTTTATGTGAAAGGTGTTTTTAATCAGGGGCTGGATAACCGCCGTGCGCGGGAGATGGCCTGGTGCTTACAGGGAGCAAACTGAAATGAAAAAGAAATTAATCAGCGGACTGTTTCTGATGTTATGGATGGCGCTGTTAATCGCAGCAATGGTGTATCCGCAGGGGATTTTTCCGGTACTGGCAGCGTCCGGCGTTTGGGTAGCCTGTTTGCTGACATGGGCGGTAATTCCGGTAGCACTGGCTGCGTTAATTAAGAATGGCCCGCTCTGGCAGGAGTTAAGGGCATCTTTGCTGAAGACAATTACCCGAAAAGAAAACGTATTTACCAGTTGGGTGATGCGATTGCTGATTGTTGTAAGTCTCGCCTGGACGGGGTGGGCTATTACCCTGGTCTTTTATCTACTGACCGTTATTGCCTTCTGGATCACCCGTAATCAGATGGCGCAACAGGTAGCAGCATGAACCGGTTGCTGCTGGTTGTGCTGGCGTTATTACTGGCGGCGCTGGGCTGGCAGACGTGGCGGCTGGCTGATGCCAGCCAGACCATCAGCACGCAGGCAGACGAGCTGCAGAGCAAAAGCCAGGCACTGGCAAAGAGCAACAGCCAGCTTATCAGCCTGTCCATTCTGACTGAAACCAATAACCGGGAGCAGGCGCGGCTCTATGCCGAAGCAGAACAGACCAGCGCACAGCTGAGACAACGACAACGCCGGATCGAGGAACTGAAACGTGAGAACGAGGATTTACGCCACTGGGCTGATACTCCTTTGCCTGCTGACATTATCCGGCTGCGGGAACGTCCGGCACTCACCGGAGGTGCAGCTTACCGTCAGTGGTTGTCCGCGAGTGACGCCGTGTCGGCTGGAGCAGGCAGCACCGCGCACTAACGGTGATCTGAATGCGTTGCTGGATGAAACGGAGGCCGCCTGGGCGGTCTGTGCAGACAAAGTGGACATGATTATTGCGTGTCAGGAGCGAAACAGTGAACAAACCACAATCCCTGCGCCACGCCCTCAATAAAGCGGTGCCTTATGTCCGCAATAACCCGGACAAACTGCATCTGTTTGTGGATAACGGTTCGCTGGTTGCCACGGGGGCCAGCTCCATGTCATGGGAGTACCGCTATACCCTGAACGTGGTGATAGAGGATTTCAGCGGCGACCAGAATCTGCTGATGGCCCCGGTTTTACTGTGGCTTCGGGATAACCAGCCCGATGCCATCAATAACCCGGCGTTACGGGAAAAGCTATTCACCTTTGATGTGGATATTTTGCGCAACGATGTCTGTGATATCAGCCTTAATCTGCAACTGACGGAACGTGTGCTGGTCAGCACTGACGGCAGTGTGTCGAGCGTTGAAGCTGTAGCAGAACCCGATGAACCTGAAGAAATGTGGACGGTGAAACGTGGCTGAACTGCAGAAGGTGGACGACTGGCTGAGTGCCTTGCTGGCGAATCTGGAACCAGCCACGAGAAGCCGCATGATGCGCCAGCTGGCGCAGGAACTGCGCCGGACACAGCAGCAGAATATCAGGATGCAGCGCAATCCAGATGGCAGCAGTTATGAACCGCGCAGGGTAACAGCACGCAGCAAGAAAGGGCGCATCAAACGTCAGATGTTTGCAAAGCTGCGCACCACAAAATACCTGAAAACTGCCGCCAGCGCCGACTCTGCCAGTGTACAGTTTGAAGGCAAGGTGCAGCGTATTGCCCGTGTTCACCATTACGGCCTGCGTGATCGCGTCAGTCGCAAAGGACCGGAGGTCCGTTACGCAGAGCGTCGCCTGCTGGGTGTAAATGATGATGTTGAGGCAATGACCCGCGACATGATTCTGCAATGGCTGGCGGGGTGATCTTTGTATCAGCACTGATACAAGTTGCAGCACTGCCGCCTTTCTTCCCCTGATGGCAACCTTTCCCTATGAACGCACAATTAACCGAAATCATGCGCCTTATCACCAATCTGATCCGCACTGGTGTAGTCACCGAAGTGGACCGGGAACACTGGCTTTGTCGGGTGAAAACGGGCGACCTTGAAACCAACTGGATTAACTGGCTGACGCTGCGCGCGGGTAATGCCCGCACATGGTGGAAACCATCGGAAGGTGAGCAGGTGGTGCTACTGAGTCTGGGCGGCAATCTGGAAACTGCCTTTGCGCTGCCCGCTGTCTATTCGAATCAGTTCGCACCACCGTCGACGTCGGCAGACGCCTGCGTGACAGAACATCCTGACGGTGGCTGGTTTGAATACGAACCCGCCACCGGGCGCTGGTATGTCAGGGGCATCAAATCAATGGTCATTGAGGCCGCTGACAACATCACCATGAAAACCAGTGAGTTTGTACTGGAGGCTGACCGCACGCGCATTAACAGCGAAGTGGTGATCAATGGTGGCGTTACCCAGGGCGGCGGAGCGATGAGTTCTAACGGGATCGTGGTTGATGCGCATCAGCATACTGGCGTCCTGAAAGGCGGCGATACAACCGGAGGCCCGGTATGACGCTTTATAGCGGGATGAACAATACCAGCGGCAAAGTCATTACTGATATTGACCATCTGCGCCAGTCGGTGCGGGACATTCTGCTGACGCCGCAGGGTAGCCGCATTGCTCGTCGTGAATATGGTTCCCTGCTGTCGTCGCTAATAGACCAGCCACAAAATCCGGCATTACGCCTGCAGGTCATGTCGGCAGTGTATGTGGCGCTGAGTCGCTGGGAGCCACGGCTGACGCTGGATTCCATCACCATCAACAGCCATTTTGACGGTTCAATGGTGGTGGAGCTGACCGGGCGGCGTAATAACGGTGTACCTGTTTCCCTTTCCGTATCAACAGGAGCAGAGAATGGCAGTGATTGACCTTTCGCAGTTGCCTGCGCCGCAGATTGTGGATGTGCCGGACTTTGATACGTTGCTTGCCGAACGCAAGGCAGAATTTGTGGCGCTTCATCCGAAAGATGAGCAGGAAGCAGTGAGCCGCACACTGGAACTGGAATCTGAACCCGTCACCAAATTGTTGCAGGAGAACGCTTATCGTGAGTTGCTTCTGCGCCAGCGCATTAACGAAGCCGCGCAGGCGGTGATGGCGGCTTATGCCATAGGGAGCGATCTGGACCAGCTCGCTGCCAATTACAACGTGAAACGCCTGACGGTGACGCCTGCTGATAATGACGCTGTGCCGCCCGTCGCGGCTGTGATGGAAAGTGATGAAGCGTTACGCCTGCGTGTGCCTGCGGCTTTTGAAGGGCTTTCGGTTGCGGGGCCAACTGCCGCTTATGAATTTCATGCCCGAAGCGCCGACGGTCGGGTGGCGGATGCCAGTGCAACCAGTCCGGCACCTGCAGAGGTGGTGCTGACTGTCCTGAGCCGCGAAGGCGATGGAACAGCAGAAAAAGACCTGCTGGACGTGGTGGAAAAAGCTCTGAACAGTGAGAACGTCCGCCCGGTGGCTGACCGTCTTACGGTTCGCAGCGCAGAAATCATCCCGTACCGGGTGGAAGCCACTATTTTTCTCTATCCGGGACCGGAAGCAGAGCCGGTAATGGCAGCGGCAAAAGCCAGCCTGCAGAAGTACATCGCCAGTCAGACGCGTCTTGGTCGGGATATTCGCCGTAGCGCCATCTTTGCCGCCCTGCATGTTGAGGGTGTGCAGCGTGTGGAGCTGGCTTCTCCTCTGGCGGATATGGTCCTGAACAAAACACAGGCGGCATCATGTACGCAGTGGAGCGTAACCAACGGAGGAACGGATGAATAGTCTGCTGCCACCGGGTTCAACACCACTGGAGCGCCGATTGGCGCAAACCTGCAGCGGGATTTCTGATCTGCAGGTGCCGCTTCGTGACTTGTGGAATCCGGCAACCTGTCCGGTCAGTTTCCTGCCTTATCTCGCCTGGGCGTTCTCTGTGGATCGCTGGGACGAGGGCTGGACAGAAAGCGTCAAGCGCCAGGTGGTGAAGGATGCTTTTTATATTCATCAGCATAAAGGGACCACCAGTGCCGTGCGGCGGGTGGTGGAGCCGTTCGGCTTTTTGATCCACATTATTGAGTGGTGGCAGACCGGAGAGGCACCGGGCACGTTTCGCCTGGATATCGGCGTGCAGGACCAGGGCATCACTGAAGATACCTATCTGGAACTTGAGCGACTGATAAGCGATGCCAAACCATGTAGCCGCCACATGATCGGCATGTCCATCAATCTGCAGACCAGCGGCCCGCATTGGGTGGGAGCCGCCAGCTATCTTGGCGAAGAAATCACGATCTATCCGTATATCAACGAAACGATTATTTCCGGTGGCACCGCGCATGAAGGCGGGGCGGTCCATGTTATTGACACAATGAGAGTGAATCCATGA